AAAAATTCAAAGGACTGATGTTCCAAGTAGAAAGAGATGCTAACGCAATCGCACAGCAAACTCGTAGAGGAAAGGGTAACTTCATCATCACATCTGCTGATGTTGCTAGTGCTCTTGCTATGTCTGGTACTCTAGACTACTCTTCTGGTTTAACTGGTGCTGGTGGTCCTTCCATCGGTGAAGTTGATGACACAGGTAATCTACTTGTTGGAACAATCAACGGACGTATTAAGGTATTTGTTGATCCTTTCTCTGCTAACGTAAGTGACACTCACTACTACGTTGTAGGATACAAAGGTACATCACCTTATGACGCTGGACTCTTCTATTGTCCTTACGTTCCCCTACAAATGGTCAGATCAATTGGTCCTGACACATTCCAGCCAAAAATTGGATTTAAGACACGTTATGGTATGGTTGCTAACCCATTCGTTGTTAAAGCGAACGGTACACCTGATGCTGAAGCACTCGGTGCAGGTCTTAACCAGTACTACAGACGTGTTCGTGTTGCGAACCTTATGTAATACAGACTACATATGTTATCAAAAGGGAACCTACGGGTTCCCTTTTTTTATTGGACATGATATAATAATACAAACTCTAGTATGATATGAATGGTAGATTGGATAAAGTACAAATGACTGCGAAGATAATGCGTATGAAAGACGGATTACATAAACATCAATGGTATCCACATTGGGATGAAAACGAAAGAGCAGCAGCACAGATGATACTAAATAATGTACTGGACATATTAGACGAATATTGGAGCTGATGTTACAAAAGATACTACTCTTTGCTTCACCCATAGTATCTGCTGCAACAGTTGCTACAATTATTACAGTAAAGACTTGGAAGAAAAAAAGACCACCAAAAATTAATGTTACGTGGGATGATGATGACGATGATTATACAGGAGGTCCTGGCGAAGGTCCTTACTGGTGGTACACTAAATAATATTAACTAGGAAATAATCATGGCTGCTGAATGGTATAACGAGCAACCTAAAAATAGAAATTTTTTGATACCTGTAGGTTTTAAATTAGATCTACAGATATTTCATGGTGTAGATTTTTTCTGTCAGTCCGCTTCCATACCAGATATATCCATGCCATTTGCTGAGGTACAAACACCCTTCAGAGGTGTACCTATTGCTCCTAGTGGTGGAGTATCATTTGGTGATTTTTCTGTTCGTTTTATGATAGATGAAGAGTTAAAAAATTATTACTCTATTCATAAGTGGATTAGAAATTATGGACTTGCTGATGGCAGAACTTCCGAGGGAACTCCAGATTTATATTCTAATGGTAGGTTATTTATTCTCACCTCTCATTCTAATGTAAACCACGTAGTAGAATTTACAAATTTATTTCCAATAAGTTTGTCAGGAGTACCATTTGATGCTACAATAGGAGATATAGATTACTTGGTTGCTGACGTTACGTTTAAGTACGAGAAGTACGATATACTTAATGACAAAATGAGACCACATGATACATGAATTTTGAATCGCTTCGTAATAAATTTGAAAAACTGAGAGCAGATTGGACAGAAGATAGTCACGTAGATTTTCAATTTAAGAATAAACAATACAGTGCTGATCTAGGACAGATCGCATTAGACATTCCTTTTTGCCATAATAAATACTTAAACCACTATACCGATATATCTCAGATTAAAACCTCACTTGAATTTGAAGTTCGCAAACTTGTAAAAGAAAAGCGTGAGTACTATGGAGGAGAAGCTGACGCAAGAGTATATGCCGAAAAACCTTTTGGCAATAGTATCAAGACATCTGAAAAGATGAAAGTATATCTAGAGTCTGATGATGAGATCATTAACCTAGAAGCGAAAATTAAATACTTAGATCAAATGCTTTACTGGTTAGATCAGGTAATGAAACAAATATCAAATAGAGGATTCCAAGTCAAGAGTGCTATTGAGTGGGAGAAATTTATCAATGGACAGTAATGACACACCTCCTAGTCAAAAAGAAGAATGAAGTATACGTTACTGTTCATTCTCCAGAAGAATATGTTCATAGAGAACTAGCAGATTACTTTACGTTTGAAGTTCCCGAAGCAAAATATTTAAAAAAGAATCCTAGGTATAGACACTGGGATGGTACTATACAATTATATTCACCCGCTACTGGTGCATTGTATCATGGTCTAACAGAGCATCTTCATACATGGGCACATGAGAAGCAATACCAGATAGAGTATGAGACTAGTGAATGGTATGGTGATATACATGAAGAGAATAAGTTTGTATCACCAGCAGGTGTTAAAACCTTTATGGATAAGGTTTGCAATATAAAACCTCGTGTCTACCAGTACAAGGCAGTCTACGAGGCTATAAAAAATAATCGTAAGTTGTTACTTTCTCCTACGGGTAGTGGGAAATCTCTGATGATCTACTCCATAGTCAGATACTATGCTGCCACCGCAAAGAAGATACTTATAGTCGTCCCAACTACATCCCTCGTTGAGCAGATGGTCAATGATTTTATTTCTTACGGGTGGAATGCTGACGACTTTGTTCATAAAATTTATGGTGGTAAGGATAAAAATACAGATAAAGATATTATTATATCTACTTGGCAATCTATTTACAAGTTTCCTAAAAGGTATTTTGATGACATAGATTGTGTGATTGGTGATGAAGCACATCTATTTAAGAGTAAATCACTTACAGGCATCATGACTAAGTTACATAATGCTAAGTATAGATTTGGATTTACTGGTACACTAGACGGGTCTAAGACTCATAAATGGGTGTTAGAAGGTCTTTTTGGATCTTGCGATCAAGTAACTAAGACAGATGATCTTATCAAGTCAGGTTACCTATCTAAATTTAGGATTAAAATACTGCTGTGTAAACACTCCTCTCAACATTTTGAAACATATCATGATGAGATAGATTATTTGGTTGAGCATCGTGGTCGTAATAACCTTATTAAAAATTTAGTTAAAGACCTAGAAGGTAACACTCTAGTACTATTTAACTACGTTGAAAAGCATGGAGAACCTTTATACGATCTAATAAATAGTAATGTCAAAGAAGATAGAAAAGTTTTCTTTGTTCATGGTGGGACTGAAGTAGTAGACCGTGAAGAAGTTCGTTTGATTACAGAGGAGGAAGATAATGCAGTCATTGTTGCCAGTTACGGCACATTCTCAACTGGAATTAACATTAAGCGTCTTCATAACATCATCTTTGCATCGCCCTCCAAATCCCGCATCCGAAACCTACAATCAATCGGTAGGGTCTTACGTAAGGGAGAAGGAAAGAGTATAGCAACACTATATGATATTGCTGATGACATCGGAGGTCAAAATTATACTATAAAACATCTCAACGAAAGGGTAACTATATACAACGAAGAGAATTTTAAATATGAAGTCATTAAGATAAATCTAAAAGCAAGTTAATGGAAGAAGATTTTATCGCTACAATTAAACTTACTACTGGAGAGGAACTTATATCAAAAGTTTCTTATATGCCTGATGATGATAGTCTAGTGCTTGATAGTCCTATGGAAGTGACTAAGATAGATACTACTAAACAAAATCTTAGGATCGGAGGTTTTGCTTTAACTGAATGGATTACTTCTACTTTTGACCATACATTTGTTCTTCCTAAAAAACATGTTATTACAATGACAGAAGTTGAAGATGTTAATATAAAAAATTTTTATAATGTCACTGTTCAAAGACAACACATAGAGTTATCACAATTTAAAGAAGCTGCTAATCCCAAACAATTTACTCGTGATATGGGAAATTTAGGTTCCGTGAATAAAACTAAACAAGCTCTTGAAGAATTATATAAAAGAAGCTAGACCCCCCTTTAACCCTTGACAGAGTTAGTCTACTGCTTTTTTAAACACTTGTCAACCCCCCCTTGACAATTGTGTTCATTTCCCCTACAATAAGGATAACAGAAATGCCTAGAATGAGAAAGAAGACAGAATATTATGTCAATAACAAAGAGTTTCTAGCAGCAATTACTGTCTATCGTAATTCTGTCTTAAAGGCACGTGACGATGGAGCAGCAAGACCTCGTGTTCCTAATTACATAGGAGAATGTTTCTTGAAGATTGCTACACACTTATCATATAAACCAAACTTTGTAAACTATATGTTTCGTGAGGACATGATATGTGATGGTATAGAGAATTGTTTACAATACATAGATAATTTCAATCCAGAAAAATCCTCCAACCCATTTGCTTACTTTACGCAAATTATATACTATGCTTTTCTCAGACGTATTCAGAAAGAGAAAAAGCAAATGGAAATTAAAAACAAAATTCTTGAGAAGTCAGGTTACGATGAGGTAATGCATACTGATTCATATACTGGTGACATGCAAGGAATGAATGCTTCCTCATCTGATATGGGAAGTATTAAAGAGAACATAGAAATCAAAATGAATCGCTAATGAATCCTGACGAGAATCCATTTTGGGGTGAACCTACTCCCACTGATCTTTGGAACGATATGGATAAACTAAATCAATTATATGATGAACTTGGATGGGATCATGTAGATTATCTAGAGTTTGCAATTGAAGGAAATCATATTACAATAAGAAATAGATCTAGAGAGGGAAGATGAACAAAGAAAGATTAAAAGAAATTATAACACAACTCAAAGACATAACCGCCGAGTTGGAATCTGAGGTCTACTCAGATTTAGAAGCATATAAAACATATGGAGGAAGCACTCTTACATATGATGATACAAGCGATAAAGATGAACTCTGTGATTGAAATACAATTAGCTGTTGTCAAAAAGATGAGAGAATGCTATCCTAGTATTAGGGCAGCATATTTTATTAAGACAAGACCTATTACATTATGAACATTTTTGTTACTGACCCTGACCCCATCAAGTCTGCTCAGGTATTACCTGACAAACATATTGTCAAGATGCCACTAGAAACTTGTCAAATGCTTTCTATTGTTGCATCTAAAAAGTGGGGTCATGGTGTTGGCGAGTTACCTAAGTTAGATGGTACACCATACAAAACAGACAAGGGTGCGTTCCGTAACCATCCATGTACTATCTGGGCACAAGAGAACTGGTCGTGGTTAATACGTCATGGTCTAGCATTGTGCGAAGAATACACACACAGATATGGTAAGGTGCATAGTTGTGAATTTACTATTCTACATGCAGAGAAGATCTTTCCATTTCAATACATCAGATCTGTCAGAGAGTATTCTGATGAATTTGTATTTGCAGGTCCTGACGAGTTCAAGCACGATACAAGCATTGATATCTTCACTGCATACAAACGCTATATTGCATCTAAACCTTGGGTTGCTGCTAACTATCTTCGTGACCCATCACGCAAACCAGAATGGGTATGACTAACAAAGCAAAAACATTATTAAAAGTAGGAATACCACTTGTAATAGTAATCCAACTTATTTCAATAACTTTTTTATTGGCAAGACTCAACAGAGATAAAGCATTCTCATGTAAAACTGCCAGAGAGTATTTGGTGTGTAGACAAATAGAACTACCATGACTAAATTTTTTAAACAAACAAGTAACGAACCTTATGATCGTCATCATTATAAGATTGTTTGTCAAAACAAATCTTTTGTGGTAGAATCATATGATGAGGTTAAAGAGTGGTGGTGGAATAATAAGCATTTACCAAAATTTGATGCAGTTGTACATGTATTAGATAAACCAAAGAAAAAACCTAAAGGATTTTAATGAGTAGTATAATTTTTAGAAAGCATCGTGTGTTTAAAGAAACAGATGATGTTACCTTCTATGACATATCTGTAGAAGAATGTAATGCTACAGATCTTGTGGTGCATGAAGGTGCTGCTGTCTCACCTCCACCTGACTGTGTAGGAGGTAAGCAATTTTATATACATCGTTATCAAGATGATTACAACAGAGTCATTAATGGTGAGAGAACTTTTGAGATAGTCAACTATGACTTTAAATGTCCTTATCATATAATACATTTAAGAAGACAGAGTGGTGCATTATTTTTACCAAGAGGTACATACCACAGGTCTACATCAGGAAAGAATGGTTCTATTGTAATCAATCAGGCACATAGATATGAAGGTTTTAATGCTGAGACAGAGTTTATTCCTGTATCTACAGCAGAAGATAAAAAATTATATGATATACTAAAGAATGAAAACCCTGTTATCCATACTATAGGCGAATGAAAGAATTTGATTATGACCTCAACTACAAAAAACTTGATTTTAAAGATCAGAGAAATCGTAAACTTTATCGTATTGGAAGGGGAGAGCAAGGAGTTCTATTGGTTCGCCCTTATACTAACGATATTTGTAATTATTGGAGATTTAAGACCCCTGACGAGGCCGTAAAATCATCCAATAAAATATTCGCAATGTATCTTGACTATCGTGATGAAAAAGACTTTATTGGCATGGATATGTGTCGAAAGTTTTTAGAAATGGGATTCACGAGAGCAAGACGTTATGCGAATCATAACTCAGGAAGAAAGTATAAGAAGGGTACGAGAGATATACTACCACAGGAAAAAGACCACGCAACGAGTAAATATTCTCATTCCGCAACAATTTTCAAGAGAGTACGAGATATTGTGGCGAGAAACGATATATATGTTAAAATGAGAAAAGAGTGGAGAGCATCCGAATGATTAGTCCTTTTAGTGTAGTTAAAAACACTAGAGAGAGTTATAGTATATTTCATCGAGAAACTTATACTGAGGTCGAGGTTCAATTTGAGAATGAAAAACCAACTTGGATACCACTCGAAACCTTATTGGCAATACAAAAGTACTTGCCAAATCATAAATAGTATTGTATCAGGAGGAGACAACTATGAAAACCATAGAAGATCACATCCAAAAGGATAAAGAGTTGGTATCAGACCCAACAATTTCATCCGCAGCTAGGAGACATTATAAGGAGGAGTTGCACGAACTTGAAGTTTATGCTGACCACCATCATGACGAGATCGAAGCAGGAGATCATCATGACCCGAATGTCTTGGAACTGTTTTGTGAAATGCACCCCGATGAGCCAGAGTGTTTAGTATATGACGATTAAGTAGTATAAATAAAGTGCAATATATACACTTTATGAATCCAAACAAATACGACAAAATCTTAATCCATCGAAATCCATTTAAACAATACTCTATGCCCATTGAGCATAAACCCTATGTCTATCCAAAAACTAGACAGATTGAAATACATTATAAATGCAATAGTGAATTTTACAATCCAACTAGGACACTTTAATTAGTGTCACACACCCCCTACACAGGGGGTATTTTTTTGCTATTATATAAATGGGGAAACAAAACTAGGGCGAATG